GAAGGATTTAAAAGTGCTGGACAAATGTCTCTAGGTGGTATATCAGATACTATTCCAAATCTTACAGACCAAGTAAAGAATGGTATTCCTTCCGAACTATCTTCTCAGTTAACGGAAACCCTTGGCGGATTACCACAACTCAATTCACTTTTTGCCGGCAATTCCCCAGTCTTAGCTGAGCTTGGTAAATTAAAAATGCTAGAGAATTTTGGTCCGCCAAAAGGTGGGGTTCAGGCTCTTATGAAGTCTGCTGATGATCCAATCGATGAGCTCGATGCGAATTTTAGACCTGTATTAGCTAAAGTTGATGAATCTATGTCAGATCTAATACCAGATTTGAAGACAGAAATTTCTGGAGCTGATCTTGCAAATATGGATAAGATATTTTCGAATGAGAATATTACCATATCTTCGATATATGATAAAGGCACACCAATGTTAGAGAATAATTCTGCAGTTACAAAAGATGTATATTCTGATGGATCTGTAGAAGCAATCGGGGGTGAACTGAAAAGAATCACCGGAAAAGATTTCAAACAATTAAACCCGGTCTTGGATAAATTAGGCCCAGTAGATTCTACACAGCCAATCGAAGAAATATTAGAGAAGAAAGAATCTAAACAATTCCAGAACCTGATGAAGACTAGCATTACGAAGCTTGAAACTGATTTAAATAAATCTCTATCCCAACTAACAAGTGGTGGATCCGTAAAAGGGGTTGCTGAAAATCTTACAAATAACATTGCGACCACTCTTCGTGGGCTTGGTATACCTGGTGCTGATTCGTCCCAGATTAAGAACCTTATACTTGCCGGGAAAACCGAAGAAGCAATCAATGAGATTCTCAAGAAAATACCAGTTCCTGATAGTATCGAGCAGCTACTTGGTACTGTGATAATTACGGACAGATTCTCATATTATTATATAGTACAAGAAGGGAAGCGTCTGGCAAGCACACCAGAACAGATTGCGGATGTAAACGAATTCGAAAGAAAAGGTGAAGCGGTTATAAATGCTATCACTCCTGAATTAGGTAAGCTTTCTGGCACCGTGACCACTGCTACTAACCAAACCCCTTCGAATCCCAATCCGGTTAAGAATTCGAATAAATTCCAAACTGCGCAAACATTAAATTCTGAAGAAGAGATTGTAAAGCTTCTCCAAGCTGTAAACAGAGAAATTACTTCAATTAAAATTATTCCAGGAAAACTCGGTTCTTCTTGGTCTTCTGCCACAGCAAGTGAATACGCTGAAGCGGTGTTCAGTACATATCAAGGGACTTTATCAGGTCTTGAGAATGATGGTCCAGCGCATTTCTTTGTAAGATCTGATGGTACCATTGAGACTATGAGAGATTTAAACAAACCGGCAATCCAGTCTGGAGACATTACTGGAAACGAATACCTAGTTGAGATAATCTATAATAATGCCGGCGGTAAAACTACTATTTCACAAAATGCTTCTCTGAAAAAGATAGTCGGTGCTTTTTACAAATATGTTCCTGTCGGTGAAGTTTATACAAGTTCAAATAATTCATTTGATGCGACCCAATGGATTAAAACGAATTTTAATAAAACCAATGTACAAGATCCTACCCAAAGTCAAAAATATCTAAGTAAAGAAGAGTTAATTCAATTTAAGAATGAAACCTCTGAAAATACAAATAGAGAAATTAAGGATAACAATTAATGATTGAAGATCTTGATCCCCCAGTAAATCCACCGAGTATACCAAGTGGAGGTTACGATGATCCTAGAGGTGAATACCCACACCGAAAATACTGGAATTCCCCATCGCTGAATAAAGAAGTAACCGGGGAAGAAAAAACCTCCGTTGAGGTCGGTGGTGGGGATGTTGGTATTGATGCATTCGGGGAGATTGATGACGAAATCCCATCAGAATATGGTAGGATACAAGTCCAGGAAACACCAGGTGGTCATAAGATCATTATGGATGATACACCAGGCGGGGAAAGATTAATACTTAAACATAGAACTGGTGCAGGTATTTCTATGGCTGCAAATGGTTCTGTGAATATACGATCTACTAATAATATGGTAATATCGATTGATGCAAATGGTGGTATTATCGTAGAAGGTAATTTAAATATCTCCTCGAAGAATCTAAAGGTCGATGTTACAGGCGACTTGGATTTAAATATTACTGGGGATTGGAATACAACAGTTGCTGGTAATAAGAATGAAACTGTCTACGGTCACCATAGAACAAGTGTAAGCGGTAATATGAGTGAAACTGTGTCTGGTAGTAAATCAGAGACAGTGGTTCAATCTCAGACGAATACTATCCTTGGAACATGCACCGATGTTGTAAAAGGCGATAGAAGAAATACTACAGGCGGTAACCTATTCCAATCTACTGGTGGTAATTTCAAAGGATCTGCGCAAGGTGAATACACTGTGGCAGCTCCTAGCATGAATATGTCAGCAGCTGATATGACAATCATTGGTGCTGGTGGAACTATCGGTGGCGAGAATATTATTATGTACAACTATAACATGTATGCTGGCCATAGTGTATATGCTGGTGATACGGTTAATACTAGAACCTTAAATTCCACAAGAGTGAATACAACATCTGCCCACGGTTACTTTATCGGTGATCTAAATGGCTGTGCAAAGCAAGCCGATGACCCTGGAACATTTAGTGCTGGAACAACTGCAGCTAATATCGCAGATGATACAAGAGCTAGCTATAAGCCAGACGCTGATTTAATGGGTAAGATTCTTTCGTATAGTACTCGTGGTATCAATGAAGTGTCGATTGATGCTGGAGATTATATTAAGAATAAGATAGACCGTACTGCAGTCATGGGTGGCATTGCAAATCGTAAGCTAACCCCAGAAGAAGCTCGAATGAAGCTAAAAGATAATATTAACTCCTCTAACGAAGACTTTATAGCTTCATTAGTGGCCGATGGATCTGTAAGTGAAACTTATTTCTCTAGCAAAGTACCTCCAGCAGTAGGAAGATCTTACTCAGGTTCGGGGTCAGTATCGTTTGCTCCTACGGGCGATTATGACTATGCATCTTCATCTGGCGCAAACAAATATATCACTGGTACTCGGGATTTTCTAGGATTCAGTCCAGACCCACAGTACAATCCACAGGATGCAGATCCAAGAAAAGGCCCATTATCAATCGATGGTAAAACATTAGTTGGTAACGGTATACCAATCTCAACCTTCTTAGGTTCAAAGGGCGGATCAACAAATCTTGCTCATTTAGTTACTCTAGAAGAAAGACAAGCACTGGCAAGACAGTTACTTCTGCAAGCCGAAGTTCTTAAGATTGCTAAACAGAACCAGCATCAATTTAGAAGATTCAGAGCTGTTGTTGCAGAAGGTGTTTATAAAAAAGCTTCGGGTGAAACATTAGAATCTGAATCAGTAACTGCTTTAGCCCAAACTGGTAGAGCGATTACTTACGAATTATACGATGCGAATAACAAATCCTATAATGAAGTAACCTACGAATTTGCAGAATATCTTGCAGAATATCTAACAGGTTATGATAAGATTATACTTTCATATGATACACTGGACCCAAGAAGCAGTTCAATGCAAAGTCAAGTAACAGTGATTATGCCAGAGGTAGATCAATACTTTAAGATTGTAGGAAAGTCTAAACCAGACTTCGGTCTAAAAACAATATACAACGGTAAGAGCCTATCTGAAACTGATCTGGTAGAAGTAGATCCGTATGGTAACGTAGTTGACGAAGACCAGTTAGCAACCGCTCAGGAAGCTGCTGGTATTGTTGAGTATCAGCTCGGTAGTATTCGAAACAAGAAAGTTAAACCGGCTCTTGAAATAATCCTAGCTTCAGCCGCAAGAAGAGCAAAGATTGATAAAGTAGTGATCACTTCTGGACTGCAACCCGGCTACTCCGGTCGTAGAACTGGTAGTACAAGACACGACACCGGCTTGGCAGCAGATCTATATCTCATCTCAAATGGATCTGTAGTAACATTAGACACTACTCGTGGTAGAGAAATCATCTCTAGCTTTGTAAGAGAAGCTGTAAATCTTGGTGTAAGAGGTGGTGGAATGAGCTCAGGATATATGGGTAATAGAGTGATGCACCTTGACCTACTTGGACAAGATGCCGGCGGTGGAAGATATAATCCTGATGTTAAGGTTGTTTGGAAGAGTGATTCTTGGTTTAGCTCAGCTTTTTATGCTTAATCCCTAATAATTAATATAAATAAAAGAAAAAGAGATTTTAATGGCAAGAGCTTTTTCGCTAGAGGATAAGAATCTTAATACTTCCTCTATTACCACATCTAGAAATAGACTCTATAAAGATGTAGATCTGACCTTAGCTATTAAGGGTAATGGAGACGTATATAAGAAATTAGATGCGGCGGCGGTAAAACAGTCTATTCGAAATCTCATTTTAACTAATCATGGTGATAAGCCATTCCGTTATAATTATGGTGGTAATCTTAGGGATTTACTTTTTGATCTAGCGGATGAGGAAACAGAGTTTGATATAGAATCAGCTATTATATCTACAATACAAAGATTTGAGCCAAGAGCACAAATTATAAATGTAAATGCGAAATCAGATCCAGATAATAATTCTGTGGCAGTCACAATTGTTTTTAATATAGTAAATACAAAAGAAAAAGTTACCTTTACTACAATCCTTGCGAGGCTCAGATAAATGGCTACAACTATTAAATCAACAGCTCTTGATTTTGATAACATCAAAGAAGCCTTAAAAGATTATTTTAAATCCACAGATGAATTTGCTGATTACGATTTTGCGGCATCTGGATTAAATAACCTGATGGACGTTTTAGCTTATAACACCCATCTAAATGGATTAATAGCAAACTTTACCCTCAACGAATCTTTCCTGGGCACTGCTCAATTAAGATCATCACTTGTATCACTCGCTACAGGTATTGGGTATATCCCAGATACTAAAACAGCTTCTCGCGCGATCATCCGCGTGCGTGCGAACTTATCAGCTGTTACCTCTCGACCTTCAGTTATTTCTTTACCGAAGTATACTAGATTCACAGCTACTTTAGATGATGTATCCTATACATTCCAGACAATCGAAAACTATGATGCAGAAGATAATGGTTCAGGTATCTATTACTTTAAGACTGATACAGGCAGTGAAGAAATTCCTATCTACGAAGGATCTGTAAGAACAAAGACCTTCTTGGTTGGCGAATACAGTGAAAATGACGTTTATATTATACCTGACGTAAACCTTGATGCTGATACAGTAGAAGTAAACGTTTACGAATCCCCGTCAGCTAGTGAATTTACAGCCTATCAGAATATTATTGATACGGTTTCTGTAAATGAAAATTCTACACTTTATATTCTAAAAGAATCTCCGAATGGTTTCTACCAACTTTCTTTTGGTGCAAATGATATCCTCGGACGGGCGCCGCGCGCGGGAAATGCTATTCAGGTGAAATACCTTTCAACGAAAGGTGCTGTAGCTGATGGTATTACTTTATTCACTCCACAGGATACAATAGTAGTAGACGGTTCTAATCGTAGCCTTCTTATCTCTACTATATCACCTTCAGCAGGTGGTGATGAGAAAGAAACAATAGAATCTATTCGTCGTAATGCACCATTCCAATATGCTACCCAGAATAGAATGGTTACCCCAGAAGATTATACATCGATCATACTTCGTAACTTCTCTACTCTAATAAAAGATATAAAATCCTGGGGTGGAGAAGATAATCCCAAGCCGAAATTTGGCACAGTTTTTTCTTCCATTCTTTTTAAGGATGATGTTTCTACGGCACAAATACAATCCGTAAAAAACCAGATAGCTGATCTAGTTGATCAACTTGCTATTGTTTCATTTAATGTGGAATTTGCAGATCCAGTAGAAACATTCGTAGAAACTTCGGTATTCTTCCAGGTTAACCCTAGACTTACTCCTCTTTCTTTAAACACAATTAAAACAGAAGTAAGATCTGTTATTTCGAATTATTTTGATAACACCATTGGTAATTTCGATCAATCATTCAGAAGATCGAATCTTTTAACTCTGGTTGACGATGTTAGCCCAGCTGTTCTATCTTCTCGTGCTGATGTGAAAATACAGCAAAGAATAACCCCAGTACTGAATTCTAGAAATACTTTTACATTAACCTTCCCAGCTGATCTTCGAGCACCTGATGACGAATTACCAGTAATTACCAGTAGCACATTTGTTGTTAATAATACACCATCTATCATTCGTAATAAACTTTCTAGCACTATTTTACAGGTAGTTGCTGTTGGTACAAATGAGATTGTAGTTGATAATATAGGCTCATACGATCCGATTGCTAAATCTGTTCAGATTGTTTCTTTAA